AAGAACATGGTCCGAGTGGATCCCTGCCATGGCCTGATGCCCGGTCTCATCGGCACGGGCCGTCCTGCATGAGATAAAAGCCTCCTGGGGGGCTCCTATCAACTCAATCCGTTCCTTGTAAATCTCCAGGAGATCCGAGAGGGATTTCGGCAGTTTCCTGATGGTGGCCTTGAGTTCCGCCATCAGCGCATCATCCATCTGCTTCTGGGAGGGTGATGTGATCACAATCTTGCAGGGAAAGTGATGAAACAGGAACCAGAGGGCCGTCCAGGAGGCACAAGAAGTCTTGCCCACCCCGTGCCCACTGCGAACTGCCATGAGCCTGGTCCTCTGAGCCACCTGATCCATCACAGAGGCCTGCCACTCATCCACCTCGATTCCTACCATGTCCCTCACCCATCCAGCAGGATCCCCAGAATACCTCTGAAGCATCTGGGCAAAGATGTTTTCACTCATGTCAATATCTCCTTCAGTCTCATCAAGGGAATCATGGCGCATTGAGGAACCACAGAATTCCCCAACCCCTTGAGACGGGAAACCCGGTTCTTCTGGCCTGTGGTCACTCTGGGGATGTCTCCAGGTTCGTCCAGCCAGTCGGGTATCCCATCAACCATTCCACCCAATCCGCGTTCAGTTGTCCTTCCTCGTAGACCTTCACTGCATCGGAAAGGGAATTGGTCAGAGGATTCCTTCCGGTTTTTGCAATTCCTTCCCTGGTCCTTCCCCCCTTGTATTCGGTGGCCCTTGGAGTGGGCCACCTGACTGCCTGCTCCAACCCCTTTTGTACCACTTGATATTCGAGAGACTGCGTCGACCAATTCCCTTTGTTGAATGCTCTTAGACCTCGTCCCGTTGAATCCATACTTGTCGGTGTCGGCCACCTGACTGCCTGCTCCAACCCCTTTTGGACCAATCTCCCGGTCTTTTTGTCGTAAAATCTCTGATTCGTATGGGTTGGATAATTCCCATCCTTGTCTACTACCTCTATGTTTTTCCACCCTGGAGGGTTTGCTGCTGGAGTCGGCCATGTAAGCAATGCACCACCATCTGAGCCTCCGGTGAGGTGCCCCCACATGGGCTGCTCCCAGAGTTTTCCATTCAACACAATACCCTCGGACGGCCAGCTCCCCGTATACGGCTCTTGCCCAACTTCCCCCGTCTCCAGCAAGCAGGTTTGGGACGTTCTCCAGCACAAGCGAGGGTCGAGTTCCGCAATAGGCGAGGATCTCGTCGGAGAGCCTGGTAATCTCGAAAAAGAGTCCACTTCTCTCTGCCTCAATTCCTTTCTGATTTCCTGCAATCGAAAGGTCCTGGCAGGGGAAGCCACAGGTGAGGAAATCGATTCTTCCATCTCTGGAAACAATGACATCTGGGTGCAGTTCTCTGACATCTTCATAGATTGGTACTCCTGGAAAATTCTTTGCTAATACCTGCCGTGCATATTTCTCATTGTCACAAAATCCGATGGTCCTGATTCCTCCAACCCATCTTGCTGCGAGGGCAAACCCCCCGATCCCCGAAAAGAGGTCCAGGTGATTGAGCATCATCCCTCAAACCCCCAAAGCATCTTCTCCGACTTGTGAATGGTGTGCCACGTCTCAGGCAACACGTCGATCTCTCCTCCACTTTTCAGAAACCTCTCTAAGGCCTCATCGATCTCCTCATGAGTGACCTGCTTGCCCTTGCCACCTCTCCGGGAGATAAGAGTCGCTATGGATTTCTTGGAACTCTTCTTTGGCTTTCTTCCGCCTGATCCACGTCCCTCGAATATATATTTTTTTCCCGTTCTCATAAGTCCTCCAATGACCTTTCCGCCACACTGTTTTTCCATTCTTCCGGTCAGGTCCTCCCAACCAGTCCACCAATGCCACAAACTTCTTCAAAAACATGTCACCTCCTTGAATTTCACATACTTGTTGCCCCTCAACCTCAGGGCAGGTTTTCTCTTCTTTTTCCGTTGCTCTCCAAACCTCAGAACCCGGTGCCCCCATCGTTCATGATGCCTAATGGAATGTAAGCACTCCGGGGATACTCCCAAATACTCTGCCTCCAACTCCTCCAACGACTGCATCAAAAATCCCAATCTTCCATCATGCACACCGGAATCGGTTCCATCTTGTGCCTGTTTGCCTTCCTCAATGCCTCATATCGTTCCATCTTCTCCTCTCCCACATATTCCCCCCTCATGCACTTCTCCAGGTCCTCATAAGACATCTGAAGCTGATCCTCATCGGTCCTGCCATCCTCCCACAACCCGTCTGTCGGAGCCTGCAACGCAATCTCCTCATCAATCCCTAAACTCAAAGCCAGATCCTGGACCTCACTCTTGAACAAATCCCCGATTGGAGATAGATCCACACCTCCATCTCCCCACTTCGTAAAAAATCCAACCCCAAAGTCCTCGACCTTGTTCCCGGTTCCCACCACCAACCCATCCATGCAGGCTGCTATGTGATACAAACACACCATCCTCAACCTGCTCTTGGTGTTTGCAGAGGCATGAAGATTCGTCTGGGTCACCCCCATGAATTTCATCGAACTCCTCATCTCCTCAAAAGGCTTTTTCAGATTCACAACCACGTCACACAAACGCTCCGGGAACCTCTCCCTCAACCAATCCATGTGTGCCGTTGCCTTCTTGTAATCACTGGCCCTGGAATCCAAGGGCATTGTCACGGCAAACACTGTGAGCCCGGTCATACAACAAAGGGTGCTGGTCAAAGCACTGTCCACACCCCCAGAAACCCCCACAACCAGGGTCTCCTTCCCTGCATTCTCTGCATACCCCTCCATCCATTCCACTATCCTCTCAATCCGCTTGTCCATCTGCTTTCCTCTTTTAAAATTTCACAACAAACCGAGCAATCACCCCAACAAAAGGCAACAACCCCAACCCCATCAATACATTCACCCCTGTATGTACCAATGCAATCTGACGAGTGGTCCCCTGAGGCATCCCATCCGATACCAGCAACCCTGCTATCCAAATGGTGCCTGTGGTCCCTATATTTGCACCCAATACTGCTCCTATTGCTCCAGGCAACGGCAATGCTCCTGATGCCACCAAACCAATGATTGCCGTTGTTGACAACGAGGAGGACTGCCAAAGCAGTGTCATCACTATTCCTCCCAAAAACATCCAGTAAGGACTCCCCAAAAACCATTGCAGATCCTCAATATCCCCCAATGACTTCATTCCTCCACTGAACATCTTCAACCCAATATAAAAAACTACTAACCCCACAAAAGCCTGAACATACGGACTCATCTGTCTGCTTTCCTCATCAAATAAATTGCAACCAAAAGAGCCACAAAACTGACTCCGAAGTGAACCAATATGATCCAGGTCATTTTTTATTTTTTTTTAAGGGTTATAAGACCTTCCTTTTTTTTAAATAGTTTATTTGTAGACCTTAATAAATAAGTACTTCCTCGATCTATCTCTCCATTCTCCTTCAATATTTTTAGTCTTCCCCCTTTGTTGGATTTTGTTGTTTACATAAAAATCTTTTTTAGGTTTTGTAAGACCTAAAGCTTTAAAGCCAGAAGCTTTATAAATTGTACCCACATGCCCAACTCCATCGTCTGCATATGTAACCACTCCTTTCACAAAAAATAATTTTTTGAGCATCTTTAGGGTATAACCAATAAACCGTGATTCACTGTTTTTGGGACATACTGGACTCATAGCCAACCTTTTGATCTCCCACCAACCATGTTGATTGTGTCTACCAAAATAACCTTCTAATTCTGTAGCATTGGGACTACCATAACTGATTGCACCTTCCAGTTTGTTTTCCCAATATGCCCCAAAATTTACAGTTGAGATAAATCTTGTCTCTCCAAGATAATGCCATTCCTTATAAGCTATAGATGCTGCTTCGTTTCCAATTTGATGAAAACGTAATTGGAGCGCAGAGATCGGAATCGAACCGTCATCTACCATTTGGAATAATGGGTATTCTGCCGTTGAACTACCTGCGCTTATTTCCACGAGTAAACCTAAAATTATTTGTTATTATTTTTTTTATTTTTCCATGGGTTTTAGGGGGTGATCCTAGTGGCTCTAGCCCTGCCCCGTCTGCCGACCTGCCGGGGGGGGTCTGGGTCCTTGAAAATCCATGCCTGCATCCTGGGTAAGGATGCGCTCCCCCTCGCAAACCCACTGTTTCCAACGGGTTCCAGTCCTTCATCGAGCATTTGTTCCTCATTTGTTCCTGATTTCTTGATCTTTTGGCCTTAAATTGAACGTGTGCGCACGGGGTTGCGGAATAAAAGACTCTTCCCGCCCTCATTCCCCCTCCTCATGCTCGATGGTCTCCCCCTGATCAGGTATCTGTTTCATCCTCTGTGCTAGGTCTGCGTGTGCTTCCAGGTGGAGTGTGTGAATGGATTGGATCTTGACATCATGCTGGGTTC